TTGAGATGCTGAAGACCGTCGACGGGATATTTCTGCAAAGATATCTTTGCTATCCCGAAGAAGTGTGGACATGGGAAAGATTCGACATGTTCACACTGGGAAACATCTCCTATCTTATAGGAGATGAGTTCCTGGATGGTACCCTCCGAGAGGAGGCGCTTTCCATCCAAACTTCCTACTCGCAAATGAAAGCGGCGAGGAAGTGGTTCAAGGCTGCGTCCCACAGGGGGGCCCTTGAACATGCACTCAATAACATGGAGATGACTCCAAGTCATTGGTGCCGGCAGTTCGTAAACGTCTGGCGACGTGCGGCTGCCGAGACAGGTGCGCGCAGGATATACATCCTGGGCATACTGTCCCAAACAAGGGGATGCGGAACGCCGCCCCCCTTGGTTGTCCTTCAGTCAAAGGTCAAGTTCCTAAAGACCATTTCACTGAAGAAACCTGTGGAGTCTAGCACGGCTAGACAAATCCGACAGGCTGCACTGGACGAGGTGCTCAGCAACCTCGACGACAGTGCCTTCACCGGGCTCTCGACAAAGTCCAGAGTCACGGTGAGTACGTCTGCCTCCTGGGAAAAGTCCCGGAGGGAAGGCGGTACGATAGAGGCAGCGAGAGAACTTCTCGCTACTCTACCGATCGGTGAAGGAGTCCCAGTGAGGGACCTCTACACCGGACGAATCGAAGCCTACAAGAGTAGGTCATCCTTCGATTCGACCGGGGAGGTGGTATTCTGGCTCGCGCTAGACCACACTCTCCGTACACCACCGAAGATGCTAAAATATGCATTCTTGACGATGGTGAAGGAGCCTGGTAAAGCACGCACTGTTACCAAGGCCCGTGCTTGTCTCAAGATCGTCTTAGACCTTGTGAACAAGCTTGTTTCGTCTCCCCTAGAAAAGGGAATACGAAGCAGTGCATCCGGGATGGGCAAGGCCAATCACGGATGGAACCTTTTCTGTCGTCTGATGTCAGACGAAGTTAAGGATATGGTCTTCTCCCTCGACAGTCGAGAGGAAGACGCATATGAAGGGTATGTCGAGAGGACAGATACCTTCAAGGCTCTTTATACGTCATCAACTGACTACAAAGAGGCCACGGATCAGCT